TGATACGCCTTATGAGATTAATGATTTACCAAAAGAGTACTCTTTTATATGCGACGGTGGTATAAGTAACTTCGGTTGTGACCGCACAGCATGGTTGGATAACGAAGAGCAAGTTCGTGTCATAACGCCACGTGGGAAAGCCCAGAATTTGCTCTGTATCGAGTCAGGTTCTACTGACCTATTCTTTAAGTATGGATTAATTGAACACCTAAGAGACGGAGCTATAAAACCATACTATACTGGTGACATAGAATATACATTTGATAACGATGGTTACATAGGCGAAACAGTATTTGTATATGGTGGAGAGAATAGTATACTATCATGGTGGGGTGAGTTAGAACAAGGAAGACCAATTCAAAGACATAACTATGTAGTAGGTTGTGACCTATCTAAAGGAACTGGGACATCTAATTCAGTAGCATCAGTTATAGATGTTAATACAAACCAATTAGTTGGATTACTTGTAACTCCATATTTAGACGTACCTGACTTTGCTGAAAAAGTTGTGGCTATGTGTGAATGGATAGGTGGTAACGTTCCACCAGTATTGGGATGGGAGACTAATGGAGCAGCAGATTTTCTTAAACGTCTAGACGAACTTGGTTATTATAATTTATATATTAGAGAAAACAAAGCTGGTACGAAAGTAAAGGGTGGAGATAAGTACGGTTGGAGAAGTACTCCCGGCGGTGACGGTACTAAGGTTGCTATACTTAATAGACTAGATATAGCTTTACACGAAGGGCTTAGAGATAAGCCTAGATTTCCTGCATTAGATATCTATGATGATCAGACTATTAATGAGTTATCTTCATATGTATGGTTTGAAGGAAAGGTAGATGTTGGCCCCGTTGCTGGTCAGACTGAAACTAGTGGTGCTAAAGCTGCTCATGGTGACAGGGTAATAGCTGTTGCGATAGCTAATTTTATTAAGAAACAACAGGAACCCGGCGTAGATAACTACGAACGTCCTTATAGTGCTAACTCTTGGGAAGGTCGTAGACGTAAGGTAGCAAAGGTAGCAGCAGAACGTTCTGAAAATAGTAAGTTATGGTGGGATTAATGGCACAGCCTCTTGAAGAAAAAAATGTAAAACAAAAATATGCCTCTCGATTACAGATGCTTGCTAAAAGCTGGCAGACTAAATATGAAGGGCCACTAGAACACTCACAGAAACTTATTAATCTATGGGTATCTGGCTACTATCAGAAAGGTTATAGTCGTTGGCATCTTATTAACCTTATGAATAGAGCAGTTTCGGCTGGCGTATCTTATCTAGCTGAGGGTAATCCAAGAGTATTGATTGAGGCATCCTCTCCTAATTTACGTTCATATGCTTACTCAATGAGATTGGTTGTAAACTTTCTAATTGAGAAATATAACTTTGCAGAAAATGTATTTATCCCCGGTGCTATAGCATCATACTTTGGTGCAGCTATAGCTAGAACGTTTTATGAATATGATAGACAAGTAAGTATAAATGGCGAACTTATAAAAGTAGGTACGCCAAGAGTTGCTATTATAGAACCATGTGATTATATAGGAGACCCTTCTGCTAAGACTCGTAATGACTTTTCAATAGAGGGTGATCAATACAGGTTACCTACTGAATATGCAAAAGATTTGTTTGCTAAAAAGAACAAGTTTGGTAAGCAGATGGCTGATTATATTGAAGCTGATTGTAAACTAGCTACTAAGTATAGTGCAATGGAAATTACAGCCAAAGAGAGTTATGATTTTAATAAACTTGCACTGGAAGAGTATACAACCTTTATAGATATATTTAACTTTAAAGATAAGGTTATTGAAACTATAATGCCTATGGGACATAAGGCTGTTATTCTAAAGACTATAGAATGGACGGGGCCAGATAGTCCTTATGATTATCTTGGATATCGTTATCCTGCTAATTGTCCTGTACCAGTACCCCCAGCATGGGATGTATATGATCTTGATGTTACTATGAATATCATGGGTAAGTCTGCTAGGCAGTTGGCTGAATCCCAAAAGACTTTAATAGCTGCTGAACCTGCTGGAAAGAAAGCTGCTGAAGCTGTGCTTAGAGGCAAACACATGGACGTGCTTACTGTCAAGGGTATGGAAAATGTAAAGCAGTTTAACTTCGGTGGTGTTAGTGCTGAGAACTACGGTTGGATGCAGTGGGCAGAATCACAGTTCCAGAAAGCAGGAGCTACTACTAGTGACATTGTTTCAGGTAAAGGCCCTACATCTGGTACATTGGGTCAAGACCAGATGGTGTATTCAAACGCATCTAGGATGATAAATAGTTATTATGTTAGATTCCATAGTTGGATGTCATCTATCTTGCGTAAATGGGTTAATGCTGTTATGGAAGACCCTACTACTCATGTTGAGATATTAGATACGGTAAAGATACCGGGGTTAGGTAATTTAGAATATCCAGTTTATTATTCTAAGCCTGATAAAGTAGCAGACTTCTCTCAGTTAGTATTAAAGGTTATACCTTATAGTACTCAGAGACAAACACCAGAAGTAAAATACCAACAGTTGTTCCAGTTAATGACAACTTGGGTAATACCTACTATGCAACTTAGGCGTCAACAAGGTGCAGACATTGATCTACAGATGGTTGACAAACTATTAGCTGACTATGGTGGATTTGATAATTTCCCACAGTGGTATAAAACTATTAGACCATCAGAGGAACCAACAGTTGACTACATAATGAAAAGTGGTAGCCCCAAACAAGGAAATGCAGGCCAGATGAATGACTCTGGTGGTGCGTCAGATGCATCACGTTTAGCTAACAGTCAGGGATTTGATCAGCGTAATGGAACCGGCTTGAATAGACAGCCCAGTGCAGGAGCAGGAGTATGAAAGAGGTAAGATATTGGTTAAAGATAGCAGTAGTTACGGTTGTGGCGTTCAGTGCTGGTGTATATTTACGCATTTGTTTTGATAAGTTTACCGAAGAAGTAGAACACACCGTAGCCGTTCAGATAAACGTGGTAGAAAAGGTTAAACTACCTGATGTTATTAAACGTGTTAAACACGGTGTCGTACATATAATGTGTCCACAGTGGCAGGGTAGTGGTTTCGTAGCTGGGCCTAATCTTATTATGACAGCTAGGCACTGTGTAGAAGGTGTTGAAGATTTTGATATTACTACAGATGATGGACATAAACTCCATGCTACTAGAGCAATATCTAGCAGAGATCACGATATCGCATTTATTCGTGTTGATGATCTAACGTGTGTGGCTAATGAACGTGGTACTAAAGCACATAATGTAGAACTTACTCCTCTGGAACTTGGTAGTATTAAAGACTGCAAGTTAGGAGAATCTATATTTGTAGTGGGTTCACCTTATGGTCAGATAAATTTCAATGCTGTATCACTTGGTATTATATCTGGACTAGATAGAAGTTGGGAAAAGCTGGGAGATAGTTATGGTTGGTCGATTGCTTTCACGACAGATAGTGCGGGTCACCCTGGAAATTCTGGTTGTCCTGTATTTAGTATGGATGGTAAAGTCAGGGGAATACTCGTTGGTGGGTTCTCTCCTGTGCTTATTAGTGTTATGCCCTGTGATCTATTTCTGGATGATCTCGACGAAATAGAGTTAATGTTCAAGCAGGATGAATATCAAAGAGAAGAAGTACGTGATATTGCGGAAGAAGCTTGGGGATACTAATGGATTTTCTTAAAGTTCTATTTGATAAACTACTATCAGTGTTTCCATGTATCTTTATTCTAACTCCTTATGAGGCTGGAATCAGAGTTACATTTGGAACTAGGGTAAGAGCTAAGGGGGCTGGTTGGTACTTGATATGGCCCCTAATACAACGGCTTGTATGGACGGAAGTTAACTCGCAGATAATTGATTTGCGTAACCAGTCTATTAGGACTAAAGACAATAGGGATATTATAGTAAGTGGTGCTGTTCAGTATTGTATTAAGGATATTGAGAAGGCGATTTGTAATATACAAAATGTAGATACGGCTATTATTACATTATCACTTGGGATAATACTTGAATTTATTAGCTTACATGATTTAAGTGAATGTAGTAATAAAGAGGAACTAAAGAAAGAAATACTTAGAGGTTTAAGAGAAGCATCAACTGGGTGGGGTATAAAAGTAGAACGTGTTTATATAACAGACCTAGGGATTACACGTAATATTAGACTTCTTGGAAATACAGCAAATGTTGGAGAGTAGTGAATGGCAAAATATATAAGAATGGGAAAACGAAGATGCTGGTTGTTTAGAAAATTAATACGTGTATATAACACAATTATAGCACATAGGAGACAAGATGGATAAGTTAGAATGTTTAGTTGGTGTTACTGTAGAACAGGTTAAAGTTATGTCGTATGAAGAACTTATAGAGTTGGCTAATAAAGTAGGCCAAGAAAAACACTGTAATCAACTACGTAGTAATCTACTTAATGCGTTAGAAATACTTGACACTGAAGTAAATATTATACAGTAAGGTACTATAATGCCATCATATAGCTATGTATGTTCAGATTTAGAATGTAAAACAGTATTTGAGTTTGTGTCGTCTATGAAGGATTGGCAGCAAATTAGACCATGTACTAAATGTGGGGCTGATGCTAATCATAGTGTGGTATTAGATCATAGGGCTGGTGGTGTAGATTCTCAAATGAGAGAGTACCAAATGGAAGGGGAGCATGGGACACGCCTTTACGGAGCGTCGTATCTTCCCCATCAGATGGAAGAAGCAAGACGAGTACATCCGGGCCGAGATTTCAAACTGGTGAATGGTGCGATGTTACCAGTAATAAAACATAGACGAGATAAATTACGATACCTCAAAGAAATGAATTATACAGAGTACGATTAATAGGAGATAAATAATGTCATTAACATTCAATTGTGCAATTTGTGATGCTAGTTTTTCACCGGGAGTACTTGACAAACAGGGTAAGTGTCCTTCGTGCGTTAAAGAATTTCCCACATCTAAAACTAAATCGGATGCTATTCTTTTACATCAACCTAATTTACACCTTGCCCCCAAACTTACAGAGGCTAGAGTAAGAGAACTTGTTAGGGAAGAGTATAATTTAATTAAGGCTGAGATAAAAGTCAAGGCTCTAGACAAAGCTAGAGAAGTAAGAGCAGCCAAAGCTAATGATGGGGGTAACTCCTAATGGCAGATGATATTAATACAAACGATATAGTAGGCGATGTTGTTGTTGATGATGTAGTTGTTGGTGGTGTAGAACCTAAGTCTGATAACGACTTCATGAACGATACCTTAAGGTTTATTAAAGATACACAAAAAGCTAACGCTGGTGACGATGTTGATAATGATGATGTCGTAGACGATGACACTGGTATTGACCCTGAACTAGCAGGTACTGATATACCTGATGAGTTCTCAGAAGCAGCCGAAGCATATGGTATGACTGCTGAACAGATACAGGAGTTTGCTAATACTCGTAATAATGAGGAACTATTAGAACTGGTTCCAGTATTTAAGGATATGGGTAATGGGTCTGTTGATGATAAAGTTGTAGATGATAAAGTTGTAGATGATAAAGATAAGTTAGGCGTTGATGATGAAACAGTAAAAAACATAATGGAGAAAATCACCAAAGACTTATCAGAAAAGTTTGGTGTGTCTCTTGAGGAAATACAGGAATTTAAGAAGTCTCAACAAAATCAAGCGTCACAACTCCAATACAATCGAGCCTGTGAAAAGTTTGATGAGGCTGCTAAAGAGTTCCCAGTTTTTGGAAAAACCGACGAACTTCCTAAATTTACTACTGGCAAGTTGGCAGGGAGACCGGTTCCCACAAGTCCGGCAATGAAAGCTAGGTTGGAAGTAAGTAAGTATGCTGACGGTTTTATAGGTATAGGTCAGTCCATAGATGAAGCTATGGAGAATGGCTTGGCTACCTATAGAGGTAAGCATTTAACAAAGGAAATAGAAAGGAATCTGATCAAAGATTTAAAGCGTCACGAACAAAAACTATCTGGTTCTCGCACAGGTAAAGAAGTAAAAAGAAAGTTTACTGATAGCAGAGAAGAGATGATAGATGAAATTCGACAACTGCAGCGTGCTGCGGGTGTAGATACTTAAACTTTGATATGTAAATGGATTGTAACGTAATATTAATATATAGTAAAAAGGTGATATAATGGCAGGCGAACCCGCTTTTGAAGCTAATTTAGATGTACTTCATGGTACTCTGGAAAAGTTCATGATTAAAGAGCCTCCTCTGACTTATGCGTATGAGACATATGAGGATTTGAATATCTGGATGTCTCCTCAGATTATGCAAGTTACTGGCGACGCTCTTAAAGGTTTTATTACTACAGGTACAGTTGGAAATGCCGGGGCAAAGAATCCTTGGGCAGAAGATAATCTTATAGTTAAGAATATTACCAAGGAATATCAGATTTCTCCGTACAAACATTATTGTGGTGGTATGGCGTTTAATAAGATTGAAGTATCAGCTAACGCTGGTGCAGAGAAAATCTTTGATGCTGTTAAACTACAGTGGCGTAAAGCAAAAGCAGAACTTATTGATAACCTTCGTCTTGCATATTGGACAGGCCCAACTAGTGCTGCTGATGTTGATAGTATGCTATCTATTAATAGTTGGATAGTTCTTGGTACTCAGTTATCTACTGGTGGTTATACTGGTTAT